TCCGTGACCCCAAAAACACCGGTGAAAATGTGTTAATCTGGTGCTACCAACTCAAACCAGAAATCAATCTCTTGAGTGATTTTCAAATACAGCAATGGATCCGTGATTACATGGTGGCTGTGTGCAAAATGATCATAGGTGAAGCCCGTGAGAAATTTGGCACTATTGCTGGACCACAAGGTGGCGGCACTCTAAACGGCACTGCTATGAAAACCGAAGCCCAGGCACAGATGGATGCCAAGGTGTTAGAATTGGTCAACTACGTTGATGGTTCTCAACCGATCACCTTTGTGATTGGCTAAGCCTCGTATAAAATGCCAATAAATACACCTGTAGAGGAACAACACAACATGAGTCATTTTGCAAAAGTAGAAAATGGTATCGTTACCCAAGTGATAGTTATAGAATAGGACGTTCTCAACTCAGGACTTTGGGGAGATCCTGCTGCCTGGGTACAAACCAGTTACAACACGTCGGGTGGGCAACACCGTTTGGGCGGAACACCACTGAGAAAAAACTATGCCGGCGTAGGTTTTATTTACGACCAAAATCTAGACGCATTCTATGCACCCAAACCTTATGCCAGCTGGATCTTGGATGAAACCACTTGCTTGTGGCAAGCCCCTGTCCCAATGAATGATGATGGTAAAATGTATAGCTGGGATGAAGAAACATTGTCTTGGAAAGTAGTGGTCACAACACCATGAACTCAGTGCTGATAGCTGGATGCAGTTTTGTAGGAGTGGCAGCAGGGTATTTAAATCCAGCACCCAACATCAATCACACTCGATTTAAATTCTTTGACGCACCAGCTGCTGGCAACAGAGCTATTGCTGCTCGAGTAAAGCATGAATTGTTCAGGAATTCATACGACCATGTGGTGGTACTTTGGTCTGGCATAAATCGCATAGACGTACCAATCACACTAAAAACACACATTAGAACCCCCAATAATTATCGATATGTGTCTGTGATGGAACAATGGGCGTGGTATCATTCAGGAGGCATAGCCGGCAGTTGGCAGTCTGATGACGTATGCCCTGCAATAGTAAAAGCTCAATTTCGTGACCAATACCTGCGCCAAACTGATAAATCAGCCACAGACGCAACCATGGCAGCAATCTTAGAAACTCAAGATATGTTGGCATCTCGCAAGGTCAACTATAACATGTGTTTTATCTATGATATACATCAAAGTTACGATGACACAGTAGACAAAGTAACCAACACCAAATATCGTACCATTGGATTTGATCGTTGGCCTTTATGGCTGGCACTGGAACATTGCTTGGGCAAAATTGACACCACATCAGGACTGTACAACATGGTCAACTGGAACAAAATTAGCAATGTCATTCCGCCTTATGAATACTGTGCCGAACGAGACCTACAACAAATTGATCGGTTTCACCCCACTGCATTTGGCATGGCCGAATGGTTTGAAACTCAACTGAACATTGATCTAACCAGTTAAGTTGTGTGTGCCGGCGGTTTGTGTTACAATACACTATGGCAGATTTAATGATTGACATCGAAGGCCTGGGCACTGGTCCAGATACCACTATACTGACTATTGCTGCTCAGAGTTTTGATCCGCTGGGTCAAGGCTATCACGATCGATTCTACTATGCTAGAATTGACTTGGAAAGTCAACCCAATCGCAGCATTCAACAAGGCACTATAGATTGGTGGGCCACTCAACCCGCAGCAGCACGAGACGAAGCGTTCAATGAACATGATCGTATTCCACTGGATCAAGCACTGGATCAGCTGGCCAAGTTCATATGGCAAAGCCGATTGATCTGGGCCAATGGTCCCACTTACGACATGAACATCATTGAACATGCTTACAAAAGCTATGGCAAGTCCTTGCCTTGGCAGTTTTATGTGGTTCGCGATGCCCGTACCATATATAGTTTGTGGCCCGATTTGCCCAGACCTGCTACCAGCCATCATGCACTGGAAGATTGTCGCAGGCAAATTGACATGTTACAGGCCACACTAAAACATCTAAACGTCAAAGAGCTCAAATAATTGTAAACAACGGAAATAAAAATATGATAATTGGTGTGGTTGGTTTTATAAATTCTGGCAAAGACACTGTTGCTGACTACTTGGTAAATTTCCATGAATACCGACGTGAAAGTTTTGCCAACAGTTTAAAAGATTCTGTAGCACATGTGTTTGGATGGGACAGAACCATGCTGGAAGGCCGCACCAAACAAGCCCGTGAATGGCGCGAACAAGTAGATCCATGGTGGGCTGATCGACTGAACTTGCCTGAACTCACACCAAGATGGGTGCTGCAACACTGGGGCACTGAAGTGTGCAGACAAGGGTTTCACGATGATATTTGGATTGCCAGTTTAGAAAACAAACTGCGGCACAGTCAAGATGACATAGTGATTTCGGACTGTAGATTCCCCAATGAAATTGCAGCAATCAAACGTGCCAACGGGTTGGTTGTACGGGTTGTGCGCGGGCCCGAACCCAAATGGTATGATGATGCACTAGCTGTCAATCGTGGGGAATTTGGCAACATGGCCTGGACTACCAGCAAGTCACGTCTGGCCAAACTCAAAATACATGCCAGTGAAACTGCCTGGGTGGGCACTGAATTTGATGTGGTTTTAGACAACAATGGGTCATTGGATGACCTGTATGCCCAAGTACAACAGTTGGTCACACATCCGGCTCAAGATCTCCCGCCCGCCACGGCAAATCAGATCTGAGCAATTCTTCCACGCAGTTTTTGCAAACTGATTTGAGATTTTTTAGTGCTGCATTGTTGAGATTGCCATCCAGGTGATATACCAAGATTTGACTGGCATATCTAGCTCGGAATCCGCAGCGGTCACAGCTCATTTTCTTTTTGTAGCCTGCTGATTTCCAACGCGGCTCTCGTGGTTTTATTCCGCGATTTTTTCTAGCACAAGTTTCACAGCGTTTTCTATAGTGCTTCACACTCTCACGGATGTAGTTCACAGCACAAGGTCGTTGGCCGCAGGCTTGACAAATGGGTCTCATTGAGTATTTATCGGCATGGACCTTGGCCAAAGGGTGCTGTATCATGTGTTTTTTTGGTGATGTCCATAAATATCAATAACTTGAAAAGGAAACCACCATGGCTCTAACATCACCCGGCGTACAAGTAACAGTAATTGACGAAAGTCAATACATCCCTTCTGCCGTCAACACCGTACCTTATTTTGTAATTGCTACAGCACAGAACAAAGTTTCTAGTGATGGCGTCACAGTAGCAGCAGGTACCACGGCAGCCAATGCCAACAAAACGTATCTCATCACCAGCCAGCGCGATCTTACTGCTACATTTGGTGTACCGTTCTTTTACAATACCACTACAGGTACTCCGATCAATGGTTATGAACTCAATGAATACGGATTACTTGCAGCATACAGTGCATTGGGTGTTACCAATCGTGCGTATATACAACGTGTCAATGTAAATCTCACTGATCTCACAGCCAGCTTGACTCGCCCTACAGGTAATCCTGCCAACGGTGCCTTTTGGTTAGACACTTCCGCAAGTCTTTGGGGCATTCAGGAATGGGATCAAACTAACAATGCATTTACAGTAATGACTCCATTGGTCATTACCGACACTGCAGATGTGGTAAACTACAGTGGTGGCAACTATACGCCCCAGGCATCTATTGGCAGTATAGGTGACTATGCTGTGTCGGCGGTGGCTGTACACAAGCCCACCTATTACAAAAATTCTGCTAACAATTGGGTAGCAGTTGGCTCACAAGCCTGGCAAACATCTTATCCCACAATCACTGGTACCAATGCTCCTAGCAGTTTGACTGTGGGCTATAACATGTATATCAACGGTAATCTAATTACTGTGGGTTCTACAAACACCGTGGCTGGATTTGCAGCAGCAATCAACACAGCCGCCATTGCTGGTGTTACCGCAGCAGCAGTTTCAGGGCAATTAAACATCTATGCTAATTCCCTTGCTACCAGCGACGGATCCACCGCCAATGGAGGCCACGTGGTCATCCAACCAGGACCAAACTCAGGTGCAGCGTTGCTGACCCTATTAGGCATTAGCGAAGGTGACTATTACACACCTATATATTTCCCAGGATACAGCTATCAGGCACCGCGTTGGAGAGCCACCGACACTGTTCCGCGCCCAACTGGTAGCGTTTGGAACAATCTTAGTGTTGTAAACAACGGACTCTTTTTGTCAGTCAAACGATACAGTACTGCGTTGGACGTTTGGATTGCACAACCAACATTGGCTTATTCAAATGATATCACTGCCATTTATGCATTAGATCCTACAGGTGGTGGAAAGAACATTCCAGTAGGCACAACTTACACAGGTTACGATGTAGAGTTTTTGAATACTGCTCCTAATAGTTCAATGGCTTTTGAAATCTTTGAAAGAGTTGCATTGGGTGCTACTATTGTAACAGGAACCACAATTCCTGCTTCTTTTGTAGTAGGTAATAGTTTTAGTTTATCAGCCACAGAAGCTGGGTCAACCACATTGAATAGTGCAGTAGTGACCATTGGTGGCACTGGTTCTGTTGCTAATTTTATCAGTGCAGTAAGTGCTGCTGCCGTTCCGTATGTGAGTGCCAGTGTAAATTCTGCAGGCAACATTGTGTTCACACACAGTCAAGGCGGAAGCATGTTGTTGAAAAATATTACTGGTACACCAATAACCACTGCTGGATTCAGTACCAATACCAGCAAAGTACGTGCTTCTAATTTTACTGCAAACCAATTGGTTCTCAGTAACTTTGTGACTACACCGTTGTTCACTTATTCTGCTAGTACAACTTCGCCATATCAAGATCCTGCAGATGGACGTTTATGGTACTACAGCTCAGTTGATGATGTGGATATTATGATTCAAGACAATGGTTCTTGGCAAGGTTATCAAAATGTCACCAACGATGTTCGTGGTTACGATTTAAGTAATACCAATGCAGCAGGCCCCATCGTGGCAGCAAGTGCTCCATTAACACAAACTGACACAGCTGAGTCACCGCTGGTATACGGCGATTTATGGGTGGACACCGGCGACTTGGAAAATTATCCTAAACTATATCGCTGGGAATCATCTAATGGCACAGATCAATGGGTAGCAATTGACACAACTGATCAAACCACACAAAGTGGTGTGTTATTTGCTGATACTCGCTGGGCACCAAATGGCACTACAGACCCTGTGGCTGATCCATTCCCAACTATTACCAGTTTGCTAACTAGTGATTATAAAGATCCTGATGCTCCTGATCCTGCCTTGTATCCACAAGGTATGTTGTTGTGGAACACACGTCGCAGTGGTTACAATGTAAAATCATTCCAGGCAAATTATTTTACAACCACAGCAACAGACTACAGCATTGGTGTATATTCTAATACTACTTCTTATGTACCAAATGATTTTGTCAGTTATGACAATGGCATTTATGTGTGTACTGTTGCCAGTAGAGGCCATCTTCCAAGCGACACAGCATATTGGGACCTGATTGTTCTCAACACCTGGTTAACAGCAAGTGGCAACCGACCAAACGGTGCTATGTATGGTGGACGCCAAGCACAACGCAAGATGATTGTGGCTGCTATGAAAAGTGGTATTGACACCAGCGTGGCTGCTAGAGAAGAGCAAAATGGATTCAACATCATTAGTACTCCGGCATATCCTGAACTGACTCCTAACATGATTGCTCTCAGTAACGAGCGTAACAACACACTGTTTGTGGTTGCAGACACTCCCATGCGTTTGGGGCCAGATGGCAACAGCTTGGTCAATTGGGCTACAAATAATCTTGGATTGGGATTACCCACAGAAGACGGAAACATCGCTACTAGTAACTACGCAGGCGCATTCTATCCAAGTTGTTTGACTACAGATTTGGGCGGCAATACTGTGGTACAACCGCCGAGCCACATGATGGTACGTACCATACTGCGGTCAGATGCAGTGAGTTATCCATGGTTGGCTCCTGCTGGCACACGTCGAGGTGTAGTTGACAATGCCACAGCAATTGGTTACATCGACGCTACCACTGGTGAATTCCAGCAAATTGGTGTGAGTCAGAGCGTAAGAGATATCATGTATGAACGCAACATCAACCCAATCACGTTCATTCCGGGTATTGGTATTACCAACTTTGGCAACAAGACTGCTACAAGTGTAACGACTGCCATGGATCGCATTAACGTGGCACGGTTAGTAGCGTTTATACGTGGCAGATTGACAGAAATTGGTAATCAATATTTGTTTGAGCCAAACGATCAAATTACTCGCAACCAGATTTCAAATGCAGTTACCAGCTTGATGATTGATTTGGTAGCAAAACGTGGTCTCTATGATTACCTAGTAGTTTGTGACTTGAGTAACAATTCACCAGCCACAATCGATGCCAACGAATTATATGTTGATATTGCAATTGAACCAGTCAAATCAGTTGA